GCAGAACCAGATAAAAGTAGATTAGGTATATTCTCTTGATCAACAAACTTCTGAAACGTTTGTTTGAGATCGTTTGTTAGAATACATTGTTCAATAGTTTTAGGTCTATATTTTTCTACCCACAAAAATTCATTCATATTATTCAAAGAAAGTTGATGTAGACTCCGCAGCAATCCAATACTTGACCTTAGGTCCGTGTTGGTTTACAGAAGTGAACACTGGTGGTGTTCCTTGCGAAAGATCTACTTGATAATCATAATTCATAAGTTTAACATTCTCTACTTTGAACACAATGCTAAACTTTTTGCCTGTACTGTTGCTATCAACAATTGTACTGAATGTATCAGCTGTTGGATTCTTTGAACTATATGCTTGTAGTTCAATTGACGAACCATCAGACCATAGTCTAATCTCAGGCAACTGTAATACAGCAGCAGACTTTAGAACCCCAATCAAGTCAGATGACTTAAGCGTCACAGAGAGCTCGATTGGATTTTGTTTTAGTTCTTTGTCTGGTGGCGTAACAATCATACTGCTGTCTGCAAAACCATAGTTAAGGCTTGACTTGCTATCTTTGATAGTGACAAACTTTTCTTGGAATTGTAGAGCAGGATCATTGAACAATGTCAATGCACCTAAGAATCTATTCAGATTGTGAATAGCGCCAGCTGAAGGAAATGTATCATCAACTGTAGCCTTTGCTAATATGTTCTTTTGTGGCGAGATTGTGGATACAATATTGCCAGGTTTGAACTCAATGCTTCCGTTGATAGTCGAGAAAGACTTCAACACATTGACTGTTGCTTCACTTAATTTCATAATAATAATTTACCTCTTACATATTTTTATTTTTGCCAACCTTTGAAGGGTCAGCAGTTGCTGGAGCACCAATAGACGCTAAGTCTTGTAGTGATCCACCGAACACGAATGACCCCATGTGTTGGAGTTGCATCCATGGACATAACCATATGCCTAAACCAGCTCTATTAGCCCACTGGCAGAACATATAGTCTTCAGACAAGTACCTGTTTGAGTACTCTTCTCTATCAATACCTTTTTTGCAATCCTTAATAAAATCAATCACCTCCTCAGGTTTAGCTTCTGGATTTTGCTCATAAAAGGCTGTTAGTTCAGGTACTACATTTGTGTACTTGTCGTCAATCAATGCATCAAAGAAAGCATGAATCTCTCTTGTTCCATCGAAATGTTTTGTTCTTACGTGATCTGGTTTGTATGACATTTGAGGATAAGCCTCTTTGAATGTTTCAAGAGCTTTCTTCTTAAACATCATAAATCCAGTACCACCTTCCATTACCTGTTCAGGTTCAGAAAGACTCATTGTTGTCTTACCACCTACAGGATTGAATACGTAGTCACCTACGAACTTAGATAATACTTCTGGATCCTCATCAGCAACACCTTGATCAACAGCATGCTTAATCTTTTCCCAAGAAATGCATTTTTTAGGATAAGGTCCGCACATAATATCATATTTGTTTTCTGGATCTTCGTCATCCATTAATGCTAACATAGTGATAACGTCATTAGCAGTAAATGCAATATCGCTATCGATAAACATCATATGAGTACTGTCTGACCTTAGAAACTCATCACAGCAATAGTTACGTGCACGAGTAATCAAACTCTCGTTGAATAGGTAATAGAACTTACATTCAATACCATAATGCATGCACAATGCAGATAAGTCGTTTGTTGACTTAGTAAACATACCTGCACATTGGCCACCATACATTGGTGTTGCAATGAATAGTTTACGCTTTCTAAGCTCTTCTAGTTGAATTTTAATTTCCATTTTAGCTCCCGTACTTCTTGTCGTGTTCTTTACCTACACCATAATCACCATCATACATTGATAGTGTTTCTGCTTCAAACATAATAAACTGACCTACTCTTGATCCTCTTTGAATCACTGCAGGTCCATGTTTAACATGAAGTAACCCCGCCATCACGCCATGATAACCAGAATCGTATAGACCAGATGTAATGAATAGGCCATTCCTATTCAATGTGCTTCTTGTAATAACCCACCCAGCGTAACCTTCAGGGATCGTTACAATATTCTCCATGATAATTTCATACACGCCTGGTTGCAGATTCCAATTACCAAATTCATCTACATTAACTTTTTCAGATCCTCTATGAACTTTCTCATCACCAATAAGTCTGAATTCAGTATCGTTTAGTTTGAAAATATCTTGCACACGAAGATCAACAGCATTAGGTTGACTATCTCCATCTTGTACGTTTGTCAGTAGTTCATCCCCTACTGATAGGATATGTCTCATGCTCATTTGTTCTCCTGTGTAGCATACCATAACAAAATAATGTAGTGAATAGCTTTCAATAGATCTTTCTTATTGTAGCCTTCTTTTTTACCATATCTCATTAGATACTTGATTGCAGTATCTCTTGATGTGGTATCTAAACTACCTAGCGTCTGCCACACATCAATTGTTTGGATTTCTTCTTTTTTCTTTCCTGCTAGTTCACCAACATAGTGTCCTGCATAAGTTGTTTCAATGTATTCAGAAACTTCTTTTAAGATTTTGTCTTCATTAAATCTAAACTTACTCATAGTCTTTCTATCCAATTATAACGCTCAACTAGTCTGTCAATATACTCAACGTTCTGTTG